CCTGCTCTCATCTCCCCGACACGCGCCAATCCAGTCCAAGACAGTCCGTTCATCAACCGACCTGATCCGAGTTAGACTAGAAACATGGCAGCTAAGAAACGAAACAGATTGGGGCAGACGAAACCACGCCTGTCCAACGCTCCAATTAAGGGCAAATCCAGAGTTGCAGAAGTAGCCAAACTAGCTGAGCAGATCGGCATGCCCCTCCTCCCATGGCAGCACCATGTGTTAGAGGACATGCTAAAAATTGACAGCAAAGGAAACTTTGTGCGTAAGTCCAACCTGTGTCTTGTAGCAAGGCAGGCCGGTAAGACTCACCTAGCGCGCATGCGTGTACTAGCTGGGCTATTTATATTCCGTGAAAAGAACATCCTTTTAATGTCATCTAACAGAGGCATGGCCTTAACCTCATTCCGAGAGATCGCTGCGATGATTGAAAACCATGACTTCCTCATGTGCCAGGTAAAAGCGATCCGGTATGCCAACGGCACTGAGTCGATTGAACTGCTGCCTGAGTTCGGTGGATGCAGACTCGATGTAGTGGCTGCGACTAGAGATGGTGCTCGCGGTAGGACAGCAGACTTCTTGTGGATTGATGAGCTGCGAGAGATTGATGAACAGGCCTTTATCGCTGCGAGTCCGGTAACTAGAGCCCGTCCAAATTCGCAGTCACTTTTTACTTCCAATGCTGGAGATAATTTCTCAAAAGTTTTGAACGATATGAGAAACAGGGCCATGGAGTACCCGCCTAAGCAGTTAGGTTATTGGGAGTATTCTGCGCCACAATATTGCAAGATAGATCTAGACTCTGAGGAGTTCTGGGATGCAATAGCCATGGCTAACCCTTCATTAAATTACACAGTCACAGAAGATGCAATCCGAGAATCAATCGCGATAAGCACTGTGGAGTCAATTCGCACAGAGACCTTGTGTTCGTGGATTGATGCGCTTTCCTCACCCTGGCCTATGGGAATCCTTGAGGAGACTAGCGATAGCGATCTAGTAATGTCAGCTGGTGCTTACACAGTCTTTGGCTTTGATGTCAGCCCGTCTAAGAGAAACGCGAGCCTTTGTGCCGGTCAGATACTTCCAGACGGACGGATCGGGATTGGTATCTTAGAGACTTATTACAGCGATACAGCAGTGGACGAGTTGAAGATCGCCGCGTCTATAAAAGCATGGTGCGACATTTATCGTCCAAAAGCTGTATGCCATGATAAGTATACTACGGCGTCAATAAGCGAGAGGCTTGCTAATGCTGGAGTCCAGGTGCAAGATATTTCAGGCCAGAAGTTCTATCAGGCTTGCTCGGATTACCTTGATAGTTTAGTAAATCATCGCGTGGTTCATTCAGGGCAGGACATCTTTATCGAGCAGATGAATAACTGTGCAGCTAAAGAGTCAGATCACGGCTGGCGTATCATTCGCAGAAAATCAGCAGGCGATGTAAGCGCACCAATTTCTCTTGCCATGATTGTCTCGACTCTTATGAAGCCTCAGTCTAAGCCTCAAATTTATAGTTAGACACGCCCTAGCATATTGTCTAATCTCTTGACAAATGCTACAATTTCTGTCTATGGGTATCTTCTCGCGTAAGCCTCAAATTATCGAAGCGCAAAACGCTCCGCAGATCATGTCAGAGTCTTACTTGACTTATGGCAATTACTTCCCAGTCATGGTCACTCGCGCACAAGCTCTACAAGTGCCATCGATCAAAAGATGCCGCGATCTAATCTGCGGAACTATTGCAAGTATCCCTCTGGAGTATTACAAGAAATCTACTGGCGAGATGATTGCTCCACCTCGATGGATCGAGCAGCCTTCTAAGGCTCAGCCAAGATTCGAGACTCTTTATTTCACTTTAGATTCTTTGCTTATGTATGGCGTCAGCTACTGGCAAATTACAGAGACTTATCTTGAAGATAACAGAATGGCTAACGCTAACTGGGTTGCTAACAATCGCGTTACCTTTAATACGGATTCAGTCAATAATTTTGTGACACAGTATTATCTAGATGGAGTTCCCTTGCCTATGTCAGGTCTTGGATCTCTAATTACCTTCCAGAAAGATGAAGGCATTCTTGCATCTGGTGGTAGCACAATTAAAGCAGCACTCGATGCACAAAGAGCTGCAAGTATAGCTCTGGAAACTCCATCAGCGACTGGCTTCTTGAAAAATTCCGGTGCTGATCTTCCACCCGCTGAAGTATCTGGATTACTAGCTGCATGGAAGCGCGCTCGTCAAAATAACGGCACTGCATATTTAACTTCTACTCTTGATTATCAAACTACTGGCTTTAGTCCTAAGGACATGGCTTACCAAGATGCCATTCAAGGATTAGCAACAGAATGCGCCAGATTATGTTCTGTAGATCCTTATTATGTTAGTGCTTCAATGAACACGACTATGACTTATGCAAATGTGCAGGATGAACGCAAGCAGATGGTTGCATTTACTTTGCAGCCTTATGTTTCAGCGATTGAATCAAGACTTAGCATGGATGATGTAAGCACAGCAGGACACTATGTAAAATTCTGCTTAGACGATACTTTCCTTAGAACAGAACCAATGGAAAGATTGCTAGTGCTAGAAAAGATGTTAGCACTTGGTTTAATTACAACAGAACAAGCAATGCAAATGGAAGACCTATCACCTAACGGGAATGGCAGCTAATGGAAACTCTATATATCGAAGCATCCTCTATTGAGTGCTCAGAAGAACGCAGAGAAATCTCTGGCAAGATTGTGCCTTTAGGCACTGGCGAGATTGGTCATACTAATCTTGGTGCTTATACTTTCGCAGCGAACTCTATCGAGATTGCAGATCCATCAAAGATTAAGTTGCTTTCACAGCACGATCTTAAGAAGCCAATCGGTCGCATGACTGCTGCTGAGACTCGCGCAGATGGTATCTATGCAACATTTAAGTTAAGCCGATCATCCGGCGGTAACGATGCTTTGATCATGGCACAAGAAGGATTAGTCACAGGCTTGAGTATTGGAGCAGAGATCCTTGCATCAAAGCCCTCAAAAGATGGACACACAGTAGTCTCGTCCGCAAGGCTCAAAGAAGTTTCTCTTGTAACTGTACCCGCTTTTGCGAGTTCAGAAATACTTGAGATAGCAGCAGAGGAAGTCATCCCTGTTGAAGAAAACCCACAAACAGAAAGCGAGACAGTCGTGGAAGACACTACAGTCGAAGCAGCACCAGTAGAAGCAGCGGCTGTAGAAGCTGCTCGCCCTACAGTTACAGCAATGTATTACACAAATCCTCGTCTTAACCTAAACATCACAGCTGGTGAATATGCTAAGGCACAATTAAACGCATCACGCGGAGACGCAGATGCTCGCGAACTAGTAGCAGCTCTACAGGTTGCAACAGTTGCAGAGAACACAGGTATGGTTCCACCAACATACTTAAAGGATGTAATTGGTATCATCGATTCATCAAGACCATTCATCGATTCAATCGAGCGCGCTGCCCTACCTGCAAGCGGGATGAAAATTTTCACCCCGAAGTTAGGAACACAGGCTTCTGTAGATCTAACAGCAGAAGGCGCAGAATTTGCATCATCTGACACAACAGTTACCTTCCAAGAAGATACAGTTGTTAAGTTTGCTGGAGCTGGAAAGCTCGATCTAGAACTCGTTGATCGCTCAGACCCAAGTTTCTTGGATCTATATCTACGCGAGTTGGCTGCATCATACGCACAGAAGACAGATGCATATGCAGCTAAGATTGCAGCAGACGGATCAGCAGATTCATCTTCAACAACAATCTACAAGGCAATTGCTAAGTCAATTGCTGATTCATACGCAATCATGCGCCAGACACCTAACAACCTATTGGTTGCTACTTCAGGCGGAAACGATGATGTTGATTTCGCTGGTCTTCTAGGCGCAGTTGATACAACAGGACGCCCTCTATACGCAGCAGCAGCACCTCAAAATGCTAACGGTCTAATCTCACAAGGTTCGACTAACGGCACAGTTGCAGGACTTAACCTAGTGGTTGATCCTAACTATGCTGGCGGAACAGCTGGCGTAAAGGTCGGTCTTGTTTATCCTTCAATGGCAATGCGTTTCCATGAGAGTGGAACACTTCAGATCCGCGCAAATGTTGTCGCTAATGGACAGCTTGAGATCGGCATCTACGGATATGTTGCAGTAGTAAATCGCTACCCAACAGCATTCCGCGCAGTTCAGGTTGCATAAGTAACACACTAAGTCGCTCTGGGGATCAGTAGCCCTCTGATCCCCAGAGTCTTTAGAAAGGAATGGGAATGGCACTCACAACAGTCGCAGAACTCCGCAGCACTCTCGGAGTCGGTACTTTGTATCCAGATGCCACCCTTCAAGAAGTCTGCGATGCTACAGATGCAGTCCTTCTTCCAATGTTATGGACGCCTAAATGGTTCTCAGTTGCTCATAGCAATGTAGTGGGAACAGGCACTCTATATTTTAACAATAACATTCTTGATACTTTTTATGTTGGTCAAAGCGTAACAATTGCTAACTCAGGTTCTTCATATAATGGAACTAAGACAATTACAGCCGTAGGCGAGTATTCAATTAGTGTGGCAACCAATCACACAACAGCACAGGCTTATCATCCAATCTTCCCTTATGGATCTGTATCGACCACGACTTACACAGACTGGACAACCGATATGGCAATCCAGCAAGCAGCTCTTATGATATCTGTTGAAATCTGGCAAGCGCGTACAGCCACCCTTTCAGGCAGTAACGCTGTCGATTTCCAGCCGTCCCCGTACAGAATGTCGGCGCAATTATTGGCCAAAGTACGGGGCTTGGTTTCTCACGCGCTTGACCCTAGAAGTCTTATAGGGTAGGTCATGCCAGCACCAGCCATAACGACACTTCGCACTACTTTAGCCACTGCTCTAGTAGATAACACACGATGGTCTACCTTTGCTTTTCCACCGGCAACAATCCTGGCTAATTCAGTTATTGTCTCTCCAGCAGATCCATATTTAGAGCCTAACAATAATCAGCACACCACTATCAATCCGATGGCTAACTTTCGGCTGTTGCTAGTGTGCCCGTTATTTGACAACGAAGGCAACCTCAATGGCATAGAAGACTTTGTAGTTCGAGTGTTTAATCTCCTCGCTGCATCTTCTTTGACCTATAATGTAGGCGCGGTAAGCGCACCTAGTGTTCTCAATGCTGCATCAGGCGATCTGCTCAGCTGCGAGATGTCCGTCTCAATCCTATCAAGTTGGAGCTAACATGACACTAACACCAGAGGATTTGGCTTTCTTGAAAAAGATTGGTCAGACTCCAGAAGTACCAGCAGCACCAAAGCCAGTAACTACCAAGAAAGATGAGGAATAATCATGGCAATTTTCTTAAACAATAAGGTCGGATTTAAGATTGCTACAGTCGATCTTTCTGATCATGTAACTGCTTTCACACTTAACCGCGTGGTAGATAGTTTAGAAGTAACGGCTATGGGCGATACAGCTCATAAATTTGTTGCAGGACTTGCAGCAGATACCATCACTGTTACATTCCTAAACGACACAGCAACAGCAAATGTCCTTGCAACCCTTCAGGATGCTTTTGGTACTACAGTCGCATTCTCAGCATTGCAAGAAAAAGGCACAGCTGTATCAGCAACAAACAAGCTCTACACCGGTACAATCTTTGTGGACAACCTAACAGACATCAATGGTGCTGTAGGCGATGAAGCAATGATCGATATTACATTTACATGCAACAGCAAAACTGCTCTTGCAACTACAGGTACTTTCTAAACAACTAACTAAGGGGCAAAGACATGGCAAAGTTAAAGATCGTTCGACAAGATGGAAGCGTACTAGAAGGCGAGATTACTCCAGCAGTGGAGTACTCGTTCGAGTTATATGCAAAACTGGGTTTCCATCAAGCTTTTCGTACTTTAGAACTCCAGTCACATGTCTACTGGTTGGCTTGGGAAATTACACGCAGGTCAGGTGAAACTGTTAAGCCTTTTGGGATTGAGTTTATTGAGACACTTAAGAGTGTCGAGGTTCTTGACTCAGACCCTTTAGCATAAAGCGAGATCTGCCTTTCACCTACCTTATTGCTAGGCTAAGCATTAGGTTGCAGATCCCGCCACAACAATTACTAGATCTAGATCCCATAATGCTAAAAGCACTTATGCAAGGTCTAAAGGATGAAGCGAAGGAGGTTAAGGATGCCAGTAGAAGTAAGGGGCGTCATAGCACTTCGCAAAGCCCTTAATGCCTATGCTCCAGATCTAGCTAAAGAATTAACTGCTGAGATCACTAAGTCTCTTAAGGTGATCCAAAAGGATGCCAGAGGCTTTGTGCCTAACACTGCTCCAGGCGGTTTATACAACTGGGATAGGCGTCCTACAGCTGAGCCTAAAGCATTTAACACTTCTGGTCGCTTGCGTCCATTTCCTCGCTTTGATGCAACAATCATTAAGCGCGGCATTGTTTATCGCACTGGTTATGGTAAGCCTAACTCTAGAGGCTTTAGATCTCTGTTTAGAATTAAGAACACTTCAGCGGCAGGAACAATTTATGAGAAGGCCGGAAGACTTAACCCTAACGGCTCTGGAGAAAGTAGATCTAACAATCCTAATGCCGGTGCTCGCTTTGTGCAGCAAGGCCCTCTGTATGGATCTAAAAAAGCAGGGCAAGACATGCGTGGTCGCGTTCTTTATCGTGCATGGGCACAGGATGAAGGCAAGCAACTCAAGGCTATCTTTGATGCCATTGATAAGACAGACAAAGCATTCAAGGCTCGCATTGCATCTGGCGCAGTAAAAGGAGCAGCATGAGTAATGTAGTCATTGATATTGCAGCCGAGTTCACCGGTAAAAAAGCCTTTAAGCAAGCCGAGACTTCTACAGATAAATTAAGCAAGGGTGTTAAAAGCCTTGCTAAGACTCTTGGTGCTGCCTTTGGTGCACAGCAAGTTCTAGCGTTTGCTAAAGCCTCAGTCAAGGCAGCAGCAGCCGATGAGAAGGCACAGAAGCAACTAGCGCTAGCTCTCAAGAATGTCGGGCTTGGTCGAGATGTTGCAGCCTCAGAAGCATTTATCCAGAAGTTACAAAGCGAGTTCGGTGTGCTCGATGACAAGCTTCGTCCGGCCTATCAGCAACTAGCGGTAGCAACAGGAGACACTGCCCAGAGCCAGAAGTTATTACAGATTGCCCTAGATATTTCCGCGTCCACAGGACGAGATTTAGCCTCAACTACCTCGGCCATATCAAAGGCCTACCTAGGAAATAATACAGCACTAGGTAAATTAGGTGTAGGCATCTCTAAGGCTGATCTAAAGGCTAAGTCCTTTGATGACATAATGAATCAACTGTCTACAACCTTTGCTGGATCTGCAACTGCTTCTGCCAATACCTTCCAAGGCTCAATGGATAAGTTAGCGGTTGCATCTGCCAATGTGCAAGAGATTATTGGCAAGGGACTTATTGACTCGTTCAAGATCTTATCCGAGGATACTTCAGTCGATGATCTGGCTAATAGCATGCAAGATCTAGCAACCTACACAGCCGATGTGGTTAAAGGTGTTGCTCTTGTAATAGCAGAGTTTAAGAAAATACCAGGCTTTAATCTTCTTATCCCGCAACTTAAAAATCTTATCTTGCCTAGACCTATTATGGATGCTTTAGATATTCTTAACAAAGTCGGTGCAAACTTTTCTGCCCAATCGACATCTAACAATGGGCTTGCGCACTTAGCCGAGTTAGAAGCCAACTCTGCTGCTGCTGCTCTTGCATCTAGCAAGAAAATTACAACAGAAGAAAACAAGCAACTTAAAGCCAAGCAGTTAAAGCTGGCAATCGACAAGGCTAACCTTGCTTTGGGCAAGGGTGATAATGTCTTTAATATGGAGAAGATCCAACTAGCAGCAGCTGAGAAGAATGCAGCTGAGCAATTAGGTAAGGTAACTAGCCAAGCCCAACTGCTCCAGATCACTAATGACCTTGCTCGCTTGGAAGTTAAGTCATCTATCCTTGCCTTAGAAGAAGCAATCGCCTCTAAGGATGTTGCAGCCATCACTGCTGCAACTAACAAACTCAATGCAGACCTAAAGATTATCGGTGCTCTAACCGGTCAAGAAGTCAAGTTAAAGGACATTAAATCTATCCTTGATGCAATCCTTCCCAAGGATCTAATTAACCTAGCCAACTTAGATGCTGCCCTTGCTAAATTAACAGCCATAGGCAAGGCACTTGTTGCTCCTACAGTCACACCTACTAGCACACCTACAGGCACAGCCACACCACTTACACCTACTCAAGTAAATGAGGCACTTGCAGCAAACAGCTTTGTTCCTATAGTTCCTGGAACAGGCGGAGTAGTAGGCGGCTCAACTAGAGCAGGCGATTATGCTCCTACTGGTTTCCCTGGTGCAAGCGGCAACTCAGTCAGTGTTACTAATAACTTTAATGGCATAGTCGGAGATCCTAATGCTGTTGCAGAATTAATTAATCAAGTGGTTCAAGATGCAACAGATCGAGGAACGCTGAGAGTCGCTGTCTAATGTCATGGATTCCAGAATGGCGAATTACAGTAGGTGATGATGTCTATACGACTGTCACCTCTGTATCTTTTGCATCTGGTCGCTTAGACATTGATCGCCAGCCAACAGCAGGTTACTGCCAAGTAACAATAGTCAATACAGATAACACGCCCTTTACTATCAATGTAACAGAGCCAATCCTTTTAGAGCTTAAGAACTCTAGCGGTACTTATGTCACAGTATTTGGTGGAGAAGTATCAGATTTTAGCATTGGGGTTAGAAGCCCAGACGAGACAGGTTTTGTTACTACTGGCACGATCTTAGGCATTGGAGCATTGGCTAAACTCACTAAGGCTGTATTTAACACAGCTCTTGCTGAAGGCTTAGATGGCGCACAGATAGCAGAGATTCTAAACAGTGCCTTAACGCTGACATGGGCAGAAGTAACCCCCACAGTCACATGGGATACTTACCCTGCAACAGTGACATGGGCTGAGGCTGAGTCCTACATTGGCACTATTGACCCTGGCTTCTACACGATGATTAACCTCGCAGCTAGTGCCACTGCTAAGAGCCAGACCCTAGTAGATCAGATAGCAACTAGCGCATTAGGTCAGATATACGAGGAGAAGGACGGCGATGTCTCTTATGACGATGCCGATCATCGCTCCGATTACTTGGGTGCTAATGGCTTTACTAACCTAGATGGATCGTATGCAACTCCAAGCAGTATCCAGTCCCAGACACAGATCGCTCGTATTCGCAACAGCCTTATCTATAAGTACGCTGCTGGCTACGCCTCGACCTACAGTACCTCTGATAGCGACTCTATAGCCTCTTACGGACTCTTTGAGAAGTCGGCTGAATCAAACATTAAGAGCCTGTTAGATATCACTGATATTGCCTCTAGAGAGTTAAACCTCAGAAAGAACCCTAGAGGCTCACTAGGAGCAATCCGCTTCCGTTTAGATAATCCAGATATGCCGAGTGCCATGCTTGACAGCCTGATCGGGATATTCTTTGGGCAGCCTGTGCTTATCACTAACCTACCTAGCAATCTTCTCGATGGAACCTTTGATGGCTTTGTTGAGAACGTGGCACTGAACGCCACCCCTACATACGTAGACATAACCCTTTATGTCTCAGCTACAGACTTCTCACTTTCTACTACACAATGGGAAACAGTATTGCCTGCCTCACTCATTTGGACAGGCGTAAATGCTACACTTACTTGGACTAACGCGACTGGAGCACTAACCTAATGGCAACTACTACACCGAATTATGGCTGGCCTGTACCAACATCCAGCGACCTAGTTAAGAATGGCGCAACAGCTATTGAAGCCCTAGGTGATGCTGCTGACGCAACAATGGCAACAATGGTTCCTAAGTCCATTGTCGATGCTAAAGGCGATCTTATTGCAGCCACAGCAGCCGACACTATATCTCGCCTAGCCGTAGGCACTAATGGTCAAGTGCTAACAGCAGACTCAACTGCTGCTACTGGTATTAAATGGGCTACTACCGCTGCTGGATCACCCAATAGTGCCTATGCCTATGTCGCTGGTGCAGAAACTACAACTTCAGCTACTTATGTAGGTTTGACTACACCTGTAGCGGTTACAGTTACAACTGGCACAAAAGCTCTAGTCATAGTTAGTGCAGAGTTTAGAAACGGCAGCGCAGCCAATGCGGGTTATTCTTCTTACGCGGTATCTGGTGCAACAACTATTGCCGCAAGCGATCAGCGTTGTATCCACACTTATTTAGGCTCAGCCACAAACTTTCAAAGTAGAACATCTGCTGCGAGTTTAGTAACAGGTTTAACCGCTGGATCTAACACTTTTACAGTGCAATACAAAACAGATGCAGGTACAGGCACTTGGCTTTTTAGAGACATAACAGTTATAGATATGGGGTCATAACATGGCAATTACAAATAAAGAAATAAATTTATACCAACTAGATCAAGAACTAGGCGGCAAAGGTTTAATTGCTGATCTCAATGATGCAAGTAAAAAACTGATTCTGCCATCAGAAAACTCAGATGTAACAGAGGCACAATTAGAAGCAGCGATTGCTGCTCATGTAGCACAATTTACTGAGCCTAGTGTTGCTGATAAGTTAGCAGCAGCTGGATTATCTTTAGATGACTTAAAGGCTGCGCTTGGACTGTGAAGTCACAATTAAGTAAAGCTGCTAAGCAACTACGCGAGCAGTTTGATGACACATTCCCAGATCGTGACCGCACATCGGATGGCTGGATCGGTGATACCCGACACGCAGCTCGCCCTAGCGATCATAATCCCGATGCTAATGGCTGGGTTCGTGCCATCGATGTTGATCGTGATGTCAGTGGTAA